CTCATCCATATCGTTTAACATAGTGGCAATTACAGCATCTAAATTTTCAATTATCATTAGTATTTCTCTCATATCAATTCCTCAATCTTGGCGCACGAAGTACGGTAACTTTTCTATTAGCAAATACTGTCGGTCTTTCATCATCAAAAAGGATAACTAATTCATCATCATCTTTGATGATATTACTAATTGGTAAAGACAACTCAACAGTAGCATCACGGTTAGTAGAATCATCATAGGCTTGGATAATGGTCATAGCCCTTTGGTTGTTTTCAGATGACGAAATACTTAGATTGGGAAAACTCCAATCAAGTTTGTAAATTGAATTACCAACACGTTCAGCCAGATTAACTGCCTTAACTACATTATCAGACCGTAGATTTACAACAGTCTTCAACTTCAATGTATCTGTAACGGCTATACCATCTTCATCCCCATTTGCCAGAATAGTCCTGTTATCCAAATCTCTAAGTCTAGCACCTAACTTTTCTACAACACTAATGTTGTTATGAGTATTTGCAGGTGGAATAGTAATAATACTACCGTCACATCTTACTTCTAGATTTTTACCAAACCGCAATTCCATATTCTCAGACTTGACAACATATTTCAACAGAATGTCTGTATCAATAATAAATGTACCTTTACCTTCATGGCTAACTACATCTGCTCTATAACAAACATATGTAAATTCGTTAGCGTTTTGAAAATACACGTCATCATCAATTTTAATAACAACATTGGAAGATAAAGAACCCGTCTTATTAGTTCTCCCATCATTGTATTTACCTCTTAGTGTGCAAATCTTAATTGCTTTTTCTAATTCGTTTCCTTCTATCACTATCATTTTTTTCACCTTCTCTACATATCATAACAGCACCCCTTAAATTAAACAGACAGAGAATCAAAGATTATTTTCTTTGATTGCCTCCAATCCGTTCCATGTAACCTCTCCTTTATTGTTCTCAAACAATAGGAAAGATTGACCTTCATTTTCTGCATTCGTTTTAGACTTCAAAACTTTAGCAAAAAGTTTTGTAACTCCAGCACGTTCTTCTCGATAAGTGTGAATGTGTTGGTACAACTTTGCAGTAGTTGATTTTTCCCAATCTGGCTTTTGTCCTACAATCTCAAAACCATCATGCATATCTTTCATATGTGTAATGAAGAACTTGTGACAATTTAATTGACATGCTGCTTTAAACAAACGCTGATATTCCTGCGTTCTAGCAAACCATTGTGTAGGAACCATCTTAACTTTATCAGCCAATCGAGGGTCATTACCCTTAATGTGATTAAGTCGAGCAATCATGTTTGTAGTATCAAGCCATGTATCTAGCCCGTCAAATACAATTGCCTTAACTGCCTGAACTTCAATCTCTTCATCACCAAAGATAATCTTCTTTTCCTCAATGGCTTCTTTTACCATACCCATAAAGAAACGTGCCATATCAGCAGTAGCCATATAATCCACTGTCATATCTTCTTTGTAAACATGAGGGTTATAGATAAACACTTTATCATCACTTGACCAATGTTGTCGCCAAGTAGGTTCAGCACCTTCGTCAAAATCTAGAATAAATACCCAATGAGTATCTCTTTCTTCTTCTGTTCGACAATCAATTGATAACCCTGTTTTACCTGTTCCTGGGTCTCCACTAATACCGCATAATAGATAACCAGATTGTTGCTCAATTAGTTTCTTTCTTTGCATAAAGGCTTCACGCTTTGCATTAATAAATGCGGTTTTAGCGTCTTCCTTTACGGCTTTTTCGTTCAGTCTGCTGGCTCGTCCTTGTTTTCCAATTCCCATTTTATTCATCTCCTTCAAAGTAATGTTCTAGTTGTTTTAGTTGGTTCTCATGAACCATACGAGAGAACATCTTCCCGCTTTTCATATGAAATCTTACATTGTAATTATCCACATGTTCATCATTTTCTTTCCACTCTATACTTTCCACTTCGGTCATATCGAGTAATATTTCGTTTAACTTTACAATCATTTTTCTTTCTCCTTTGGTATAGGCTTCGCACCCACACGAATGTCATTCAACCGCCACATTTACACGGCTACTGCGTCTTTTAACTGTCATAAATTGCAGTAAAGACTTACAGTATGAGTCTAAAGTTCATCCAACCTCTCAGAAAGTAGCAAAAGTGCTGATGCCCAAAGACCGACAAAGATACCTAAGTCATGGTCATGTAGAGCATAAATAGCAATACTACCAACAATCGAAACTAGACTACTTACCAAACCAATCTTTCTGTAATTCATTCAAATCACCAAAAGGTTAGGTCTTCCCCTGCTTCTTCAACTTCTTCAACTGCACCCATTGATGTTCTTACATAAACACCGTATAGGTTAATTGAAACAGGATTGTATTCACCATCAATTGGCATTCCGTCATCATCCTTCTTTTGAGTCTGATTTGTTCGACCAACAACGATAACGTCAGAACCTGCTCCAAAGTCAATATTCACATTAGATGGAATCCAAACAGGAGTTGAATCAGGAATATCATCATCATCAAATCCATAAGATGCATCTAGTGGTTCAATCCACATTACACGGTTGCCCGTCTTTTCATTAACTGTGAGGTTTTGACTTGTAACAATACCATCAGTAACAATCAAACGTGTTCCCTGTTTTTGACTAATCATTTCATGGAATGAATCTAATTCCATCAAATCACCCAAATATTCAGCCATACATTCAACCAATAATGTTTCAACATCTTGACCCGAAGTATCTACATAACGTGGGTCTTCTTCATCAAGATTACCCAAAGCGGTTAGGCTTTGTAGTGTCTTGTTTTGAATACCATAAATAGCATTACGCTCGTCGTTAAAGATACCATATAGGGTAAGCCATTCAAATGTATTAGCCTTGAAATTCTTAGCCGCATCATTCTTCAATTGCAAAGTCCACAATTGGTAATCTTCTCCTTCCTTAGCACCAACAAAATGCGCTCTCAATTGGAACTGTTCTTTAGGAAGAGGACGACCATAATTTTTATTCTTATCACCACTAGCCCAAGCCTTTACAGCATCAACAGGAACAATCCATGTATTTTCGCCAACTTCAATAGCGGCATCTGGC